TGTCATCTCACCAAAGTCATTCTCTGATGGAGGGCAAAAATAAATTTTTTCAAAATCTATCTGATCACAAAGTTTAAATATTGATTTAATAGAACCTTCGAATCCTCTATTTGATTCTGCATGAAAGTCATTATTAAATGAAATAAATATTTTGTCTACGGACAAACCATTAAGACGAGAAATAAATTTCGGGGAAATATTCAAGCCAAAAGAAACAAGAACATTTTTAACCCCTGCATCAAATAAAGAAATGCAATCACCAACAGACTCTACAATATGAACGCATTTTTCCTCTTCAATAGCAGAGATAACTTCATCAATTGAATAGTATGGATAAAACCAATCAGAACAGCGTCCATTGTGTAGCCACTTAGGTCTAGGGTCATCTGTTACCTTGCGACCAGAAAAGCCGTGTATGCGTCCGTCAGAGCGAAATATGGGAAATACTACTCTCTGATACATCTTGCCAGACATAGCTAGGCCACATTTAAATTTCTCAAGAGTCTCTACAGAAACACCTCGATTTAAATAAAAATCATAATGCGGTAAAAGCTTGTTTAAAACAGAAACTGGGAATGACTTTTCTTCACTCAATAAATTCTTTTTGGGAACTTTGCTATATATGTTTACACTATCACTCTTCAAATAAGACTTTAAAACAGACTTATCATTAGTATTGAGCGTTTTTTGAACTAAAGCCTCGAATGGAAGAAACATTGAATCTTCCACATAGTCTTTCCAAACACCTGTGTCTTTATAAATCTGTAGGGCTGTAGAGTTATCTCCAGATCTATATAAAGCACTTGTTCTCCAATAAGAACCGTGATCTTTCAGGCGGTAACCCAAACTCTCCAAAACTGATTTATAGTCAGTCATATTAGAAAGGCAAAGGTGCATCACCTCCAGTTAAAACAACTGGGATTGTATCTTCTTCTGCTGATGTCTGCAAAGTAACATCAACGTTATTTTGTGAGTCTACAATATCTTGCAAGTCTCCTCTTTCCTCAACTCGAAAATTCTCAATATTCAAATTGATAAAGTTATTCCTGTTAGAACCATCTGGCATTTGAACAGGATTGATTGCTCTCAATGCATGTTTGCCCAAGTGACGAGCCTTGAGGTTAATCAACTTATGTGTGCCAAAAGCTTCTCCATCATCATGGATTTCATCTGGTATCTTTTTGCGGAGTAGGAAAAGATGGGAACAGAACTGAGTGATTCCATCTGAGAGAGATACAACACTCTCGTCATCCACAATAGAATCAGCACCCCTGTTCCCACTAATACCAAGACGGTTTGCTTGAACAGATGTCATCATGGATACACAAGGCTTTCCATCAAAGCAGAGATCTCTGTGAATGGTTTGCTTAAACTTGTGAACCATAGAAGCAACTTGTTGCCATCCATCAATCTTTCCAAGGTTGTTGAAGTCAGTTTTAATATAATCGAAACTGAAAATCATCTGATTGCCGCGACCAACTTTAGAATAATAGAATCTTTTAAGATAAGAACACATTTCTTCAGCAGACATACCTGCAACGTTCTCATAATAAAACTTCATGTTCTTAATTTTACCCCAAGCAGAGCGAACCTTAGCAACAACCTCTTCTGCACTCCAATCCTTATAACTAGATGTTCTCCACTTTCCGCTTTGAAGCAAGAAGATGGGAATCCCAGTCATAGCTGAACATTGACGGAAAATAAGTTCCTCTTCACTCATCTCTCCGTTATCAAAATGCAAAACAGGAATATCATACTTAGCTGCTGTTCTAGTAGTGTAATCCATACAGAACTGAGTCTTACCTACACCAGAACGAGCTACAATAACAGAGATGTTGCCTTCTAAAAGAAGAGATCCATAGATCTCATTAATCCTCTGATGTGGACCCATGAGTCCAGCTTCCTCAACAGGATTATTACCTCTCTCTTCAACAACCTCTTCCATAATCTCAAATAGATTAACTGGACCCTCTTCTCCAATCTCGAAGTTTTTTATGTTCTTATTGTAAAGCTCATCTGCCTTCTCAATAATCTCAGAATACTTTAAGTTAGGATCTGTCTTCTTAACAAAGCTAGCGACATCCTTAGCTGAATAATAAATCTCTCTTCTAGCCGAAAACTTCTTCAACTCCTTAACAGAAGCAATAAAGATCTCTTCTGTGATTTTTTGAAAAGCGAGAGAATAAATATATTCTGCAATGTCAATACTATCAGGAAAGCTAACCTTTAACTCATTGATCCTTTGAATCAAGATTGTCTCATCGATGACTTCCGCATTATCAAGAGCATTCTTAATAAGCTTAAAGATAGACAAGTGGACTTTTGAATCCTCACTAAAGAAATCTCTTTCATTTAAGAAGATCGAAATTTCCTCCCACTTATGTGGATGCTGTAGAAGACCTTTTAAAACAGTCTTCTCTAAATCCATATTAGAGATCACCCTTTACCTCCTTATCTTGAAACAATTCAACCAATTTACTTAAAGCCATATCAACACAACCGTTTTCTGTTTTTGTTGAAATACTTGGCTGCCCTAAATCATTGATGTAAAAAAGAAGAAAGCCCTTGTTCCCTCCAGACGGAGAACCAGTGCAATCATACAACTTAGTTAAGATCGTTTGTGGTAAAGTATTATCAGTAGTATCTAAAAGGCTCATATTATATCTAACTCCCTCAGTAGTTCCTCATTCAAGGTATCATTCTCCAATATCCTTACAAGTCTAATTTTGTTAATCTCGCAGAAATATTCCTTTTTGTCATCCCTCTGTAATTGATTCAAAAACTTTTGTCTCGAATTAGAGTGAAAAAATTTATTAAATTTGTAATGTTGATTGCCATCAACCTCTACTGCAATTTTTTTATTTGCATTATAAAAGTCTAATGTCATACGAGTTCCAACAACTGGCAACTCTTCAAACACAATGTCTGCTATCCAATGGCGGTGCAAAAGATCTTTAACTCTTTTTTGTATTTTAGAGCGACATTTTTTGTCCCAATCAATCAAATACTTTGTTGAGTTCTTAAGCTTTTGTTCACGACCATTTGAGGTCATGAAAATCATTGTAGGATTTCTTTCTTAACAAGATTCTTGAGAACGTTCATCACATTTTCATCATCCTCAAGGTATTTATAAAGAGATGCCATGCCTTGGAATTTTGGAGTGAGTTCAATCCCGTTTTCCTTAGCGAATTCAATAGCGTCTTCTTCGAAAGAGAACCAAGCTCCACTCTTCTTAATGAACTCCCATTGCATCAACATCTCAACAACCTCCCTTTCAACCCAGATAGACTTACCATCGAGTCTTCCATGCTTAATGGGATAAGCAACCGTCTGACCAGTTGTTTCATTTGTTGATTTACAAATTAGAATTTTAGCTTGATGGCCAAGAATTTTATTTTGTGGTCCGGGCTGCTCGTTTTGTTTCTCCAAGATTCTATCACTCTTGTTTTGCTTACCGAATTGAAGAATCCAATCTGGATAGTGAAGAGCTGCATTGCCACCGCTAGAATTGGTTTGGTTGTTTGGATCACCCTTAGCATAAGGTGTAACACTGATCGACGACCGAACCTGAGAGATCAATATACAAATATGACCAAACTTTGCCATCCCAATACTAACTCGCTTTAAGAAATCTGAAGTCATCAAAGCACCAGCAGCGACTTTAGCTGCGTCACTAGTTGTCTTTTCTAATTCAGCTTTAGGAAGCAAGCCATCCATACTGTCGATGACAATGCAAAATCTTTCATTCTTAGGGGCATTCTTTAATAGACCTCTAAGATAATCAAAAACTGTATCAAATACATTACATTCAAAAACTAAACAAGTTCCCTCATCCCATTCCTTTGGATCAAGGACAAACTTTAATCCAGAACGTTTTTGAACATCTGAAGATAAACGACCTTCAGCTTTGATAAATAATCCTTTAGAGCAATCTACAGTCTTAAGCATGTTGTGCATTACCTGTAGAGCCTCATTTGTTTTACCACCCTCGTTTGCTCCAACAAACCTGTGAACTCCAGCAGCGAAACCACCACCAAGATATGAATCCAAAATCAAAGAGCCACTAGAAACCTGATAATCTTCAGCTGTTTCTTGAAGGTTATAATGATAGTCCTTATTGCTTTTAAAAAAGCTTTCCGTATATTCTTGTGTCGTAATCTTACTCATCTAAAAAATCTCTCAAGGTTTTTCTTCTTTCGGTAACAATATCTTCTCCTACTTTTTCATTCAAGTCAACCATTTTCTCTGAATTAATTGGCTTGTAATAAAATTCTTTGTGCTTCCTCTTTAAATATTCTAAACCATCTTTAGTTAGAAAATATTTAATTGACCCCTGTAGTTTAAAAGGGGGTTTTACTTTTGAAAGAAAATCAATGTCATTATTAAAGGACTTGAAGATTTTTGAAGCTGTCATTATATCCAGCTTGTAATCCGAAGACTTCCCATCATCCAGCATCCTCTTAATAAAGTCTTTTCTCTCTTGGAAAAAACTAGGAGCTTTACTAGGCTTTTTATTGTTTTTAAATTCAAAGCCGCAAGAGCATGAACGCGAAGCAGCAGAACAATGCTTGTTACATTGTGGACACGATTTAATTCCCCTTGGCACTAATCCAAATTAGTATTCCAATAAATCTCTGTCAACCATTTTTCTGACAAGATTAATAAAATCAACTTTAGGCTCCCAGTTTAAGTCTCTTCTAGCGGCAGTAGAATCACCTAACAATAACTCTACTTCTGCTGGTCTATAGAACTGAGGATTGATTTGAACTAGCGTCTTGCCTTCATGAATATACTTTTCGTTAAGACCATAGCCCTGCCAGTGACATTGTTCTTTTGCAAATCCAGCAAAGTTAAATGATTCTTCAATGAACTCTCTAATGGTGTGAGTTTCATTTGAAGATAAAACATATTCTTTAGGTTCTTCTTGGTTAAGCATCAGCCAAACACCTTCCACAAAGTCTTGTGCATCACTCCAATCCCTTTTGGCATCTAGATTGCCTAATTCAAGAGGCTTGAAATCACCATTGACGTATTCATTTTTAATACGAGCTACATTCTTAGTAATCTTGCGAGTAACAAACTCTTCTCCTCGACGAGTGCCTTCGTGGTTAAATAACCAACCTTGGATAGCGAAAAGTTTATAGGACTCTCTCCAAACCTTTACCATGTGCCTCGCACTAGCCTTAGAAACACCGTAGGGGCTTCTTGGGCGTAATGGATGAGTTTCTGACTGTGGAGTTTCAACAACGTCTCCAAACTCTTCTGAGGAGCCAGCATTGTAATAACGACATTTTGGGCAATGCTTACGAATAGCTTCGAGCTGATACAAAACAGCCATTGCGTTTGTCTGCATATGATTAACTGGTTGAGTCCAACTCACACCAACAAATGAATTAGCCGCGAAATTAATAAAGTAATCAGGCATTTCCTTAGAGATTACTTCTTCTGTATTGGCTTGATCAGCAACATCTAAATCAATCAACCTAAAACGAGGATGACTCATTAAGTGAGAGATATTCTTGTGATTCTTAACACTTAAACGACGAATACCAGCAACAATAGTATGTTCAGTATTCTTGAGTAGGTAGTCTGCCATAAAACTACCATCTTGCCCCGTCACACCTGTAATAATTACCTTCTTCATGTTTTAAATTCTAACTGATCA